CTGTGCCATTCCTTGAAAGGTTGATGGGGGCATCATCTCAGGCACTGGTGGCTGCGGCTGGGACACAAACTGTGCCGCCTGCTGCTGGGCCAACAATGCCTGCTGACGCATTGCTTCACGATCAATACTTTGTGCCGCATCAATTTCGGCTGTAGAAATCTGTGATTTGTACTTTAACTCAATTTCATACTTTTTGAGATACAAATCTTGGGCCATCTTGTCGCGGTTTAAATCGTCATCCATGATCATCTGCTGGCGCTTGAGTTCCAGTTCGGCAGCCTTTTTCTGGATATCTGCCTTGATCGACTCGGCCTGCACTTGAGCCAGCACCTCTTCGGGTGATGGTTTTGGTGTTGGCGTGGGTGGCACATAGTCGGCAGGGATATCTTGGAAAAAGCTCGTTGAGTCTTTAAAACCAGATAACTCTACGATTTTGCGTAGGGTATTACTAAACTGCTGGGGCGTGACCAATGGGTTTGTGGGGCCAAGCTGCTGCAAGATTTGCTCTTGCTTGGACATGATCATCATCAGCGCTTGCAGTTTTTCATTGGTGTCGCCATTGCCCAGGGCAATATTGATGTTGGCATCCATGCTGGTGTCCCAGAATCTTGGATCAATAGACACCCACTCATTGCGCATTCGCACCATTCGGGCTTTGTCCTGATGCGTTGTGGCCAAGAACAAAATGCCCTTAAATAGCTTTTTCATGCCTTCAGCCAGAATGCGAGCTGTCAGCTCAATGCGGCCTTGGCTGGCATTGATCGTTGCGTTTACAGCTGCTTTGGTGCTTGACTGCAATGCATCAGCATTCAGACCCATGGCCGCCTTGCTCATGCCCGTGCGATCTTCTTTGATCTGGTCCATGTATTCCATCATCGGGAATGCAGCTTGACCCACAAATGGAGTCGTCAAAGGCTGGACCATGCCAGGCGCTCTCATGCGAATGATCGCGCCCGTCTCATTGTTCAAGACATCATCGATGTTGACTTGGCCTTCGACCACCGCTGTGCGCGGGTGAATGCTCTGGGCCAGACTGTCCAATGTGTTGCGGAGTATTTCCGACTTGATTTCTTGCAAGTCGCGGGTGATGTCAAAAATCGACATGGCCTCAAGTGGGCTTGTGTGTGGCTCTGGGTCGCAGGGAAAGTCAGCAAAGGGAATGTAGCTTGCCGGCAGATTCCTGACCACCTTATAGCCACCACCCATGCAGCAGACCTTGCGCAGCTCTGCAATGCCATCGCCATCAAAGTCCACACGGGAATAAGCCTCGATGTACAGCACTCTGCGCATCATTGGGTTGGCAGCGTCATTCGTGCCAAATGTTGTGGACAGTGGCTGGCGCGCTAAATACTCATCATTGCTGTCCAAGTCAGTCGATGACATATTCTCTTCAATCTCATCCTGGTCATAACCCATGGCCAACAAATCAGCCATTGTGGCCATCTGCCTGTGGGCAATGATGGTCGAATCGTCAAACGATCTGGCGCGTCTGTCCAGTAGTAGCTCTTCGGGTGGCACGGCCATGATCCTGATCCGGCCATCCTTTGTGATGCGCTTGATCTGCACATCATGGATCATCGGTGCAGGCATCACCATGGGTTGACCAGTCATGGGGTCCACAGTTGTGAGCTGCGCTTCATCAATTGCTGGGTCTGGGTAGGATGTGATGATCTTGACCTCGCCACCAGGCTCTTGCATCAGCATTTCTAAGGTCTGGTCATCGAGGCCGGTGTACTCTTCAATTCGGACCTTCTCTTCGTCTTCCCACCAGAATTTGGCTATTCCGCATTTGCGAACCAGTGCATCCTTAAAAATTGCATAGCTCGTCAAAAACCCGTTGTTGTCATTCTGGAAAACATAGTTTGCATAGTCGGTCGCCTGCTGGGCCATCTTCACATCTTCTGGGCCACGGGGTGCAAACTCGACCACATTCTCAGAATTAAAGAAAACGCGCATCAGACTTGGCAGCATGGCCGAGACAGTGTCGCGCACTTCCATGGCCACCACCTTGCTGTTGCCTTCGACCTCATTGCCAAATAAATCACCGCGATAGTATTCGGTCCCCTTGGCGCGTGTGGGTGACAGATCACTGTCCACATAGCTCACCGCATCGGTCAGGTCTTGCGTGATGATCGCTTGCAGTTCTGCATCATCCATTGGCTCGGTGGCTGCAATGTCGGTGGATAAATTTTCAGTAATGTTTTCAATCATGGCTTGACCTTTGTGAGAACCACATACATGGAGTCCACAGCCCGTGGCGTGCGGATAATCTCCTCATGGGGCAATTCTAGTGCTTCTCCCACCTTTGAGAGACGCATTTCCAGCGTTGTCAACTCAAACCGATCCGGCCAGCCCAAGTACCAGTGCCACTCGGTGTAATACTTCCAAGAATTCTCGTTAAATGCTCTGACATGGGTCGGGTCTTGCCAAGCGCCAAGGCTCAAGTCATAAGGCACATGGATGCGCATTTCACCGCCCACTCTCAAAAGCTCTTTGCAGTTGGTCATGGCATCGACCAGATCGTGGATGTGTTCCAGCACATCATTGGCCAGAATGGTTTCAAACATCCCTGGCACGATCTCCAGCTGCCCAAAACGGGTTTGCAGGGTATCGCCCCACTTTACTTTGCTGATATCGACCAGCCAGTCAGGATTCTTGCTGGCTTGAATATCTGCATTCAGATACTCTTTGCACCAGTCTTTCCCAGAGCCTAGATTAAGAATCAAACCAGGCACTCGCATATTCTGGCCGGTTTTCTCTAAGCCATGGCAGCGCCTGGTCATGCAGTTTTTGCGCGTCAAAGCCAATGGTGTTGCTGCCAATATGGTGAACGTAACTTGCGCTCACATAGTGGCCATAGCCTTTTTGGATTAAATCCATACAATGCACATCATCGCTGTACCAGTTCAAAGGGGGAAACTTTGCCTCTTCAAATGCATCACTTGATATCCATGCAAAGATTGGGCTGACCTCTTGGACCAGTTTGATGTGGGCCTCAGACGGGAATTTGTAAAAGTTCAGTTTCTCCGGCTGCTCAGTGATCCGCACATTTTGACAAGGTCTGGCCGCATCACTTCGAGCCGCCACCCACCCAGCTTTGTAGCTGTTCATGGTCCTGACAATGGCCACATCTTCCATCAGCACCTTCACGCTGGTGGGTGTCAGCACAATGTCGTCATTGGCCACAATGCATGATGACCAGTCTTTGAGCGCTGCCTCAATCACCTCGTTGTAGTCCTCGCCAAAGTTCCTTGGCTGGCCATAAATTTTGTAATCGGCATCAAAACGCTCAATCACCGACTCTGGGCCGCGCAGATAGACCGGACACTCTGGCGCGTATTGCTTGATGGATTCCAGCAGCACGGCCAGACCATGGCCCCTGACAGTGGCAATGACAATCGGACAAATCATTTCTTGGCCTTGTTCCTGGCACTGATCGCAGCCGCCTTGGCTTTGGCATCGGCCTTGGAGCTTGCGCCCCATGCCTTCAATGACAGCAGCAGTCTGGTCGGCTCACCGCCCTTCATCTCAGGACCAGGCATATTGCCCATCCGCGCCAAGAATGATGCGCGTCTTGGGTTGTCACCAGCCTTGACTGGCGCTTTCAAATCCATACCCTGCGCCTTCGCACTGGCACGGCCCTTGGCATTTAAGCCGCCAGAGGGTGACTTGCCCTCTTTACGCTGCCAAGCTGGGGTCTTCATTTCTTTTTTACTGGCTTGGCGGTTTTAGCCGCTGCTTTAAAGTCTGAAGCGCTTGGCGCGCCTTTAGCCCCAGGCTTGCGCATTTTCTCTTTGCTTCCAGCAGCAATTCTTTCGCGTTTTGCATGAATGTTTGCATATAGTCCTTTTTTCATTCCTCTTCTCCCTCTTCATAGTCTTCAGATTCTTCACCCTCTTGCTCACCAGTGTTCGGACCACCGACCACCCATGCATCGCAAGTTCTGCTGGCTGCGCACTTGAAATCAAAGATTTCGCAGTAACCCAAATCGGCCAACTTGATTGTTCCCCATGGGTCTGCTTCCATGCCAATGCCTTGGGCAATGCACTCTTTGATGTTGTCAGACACATTGAATGCCGCGCAGTTACCGCATAGGCTTTGCTTTGCGTCATCCATGCTCACATCCCACTGGTCGGCCTTCTTGCGCCAAAAAGCCTCATTAGGCAGTTTGGGATTCTCAGGGCCATAGGCCGCGCTGGTGATTGCCTTGGCGCGGTTTTTCAGATTGAGGGTAATGTCTAGCGTGGGCATTGGGCAGTTCTCGCCTGCGCCCATGTCCTCGCCCTCTTCTTTATCCATGACCTGGCTCATGGTGCGCTGCATAGTAGCCATTATTTTTTCGCCTTGTTTGTGGCCGTGCGCTGACCGCGCATTGGCAGCTTTGCTTCAGACATTGCAATGGCAATGGCTTGTTTAGGATTCTTAACAATTTTGCCAGTTCCACCGCTGTGGAGCTTGCCAGCCTTGTACTCACCCATTACCTTGCCGACCTTCTTTTGCGCTTTACTCATTGCCTTCATAGGTTTCCCCCATTGGTTTGTCAATACCCGAATTATGCAACCCGCACAAGGTTTCTGCGCAGGGGCTGAGACCACTTTCCTGATCCACTTGACCCGTACATCCCTGCAATCGCGTCAGACGCAAATGTCAGGACAAAGGCATCGGCCTTGTCAGGGCTTGGCAGGCCTCTGCGCTTTATCTCATCTTTCCCCTCGATGGCGATCTTGCCGTTGCTGGTAAATGAGTACCGCACTGTGGCCAGTTCGGCAATCAAGACCTCATCCTTTGGCATCTTGCAATCTCTGGCCTCAAGCCACGCCCGTGCTTTGTACCAAAGTTCTGCCTTCAGATTCCTGTACGTTCCACCCATCGCGGGTGATTCACTTACATTGATCCCTCTGGCCGGCAGGCCCAGCTCTCTGAGCCGGTCCACCACCCCAGCGCCTAATCCAATCGAATCCACCAGTATTTCCTTTGGCTGCTGGCTCGGTGGCAGCGCCTGGTACTCGGCCACCACCGCACCAGTCAATTGCATCAGGTCCAGATTTTTCCATGTCCGAATAGCCTCAGTCACCGCATTGCCCTGGCGCTTGCACAGCGCTGATCTGTCCGAGCCAAACCGCGCCACATCCAAGCCCCATAGCATGGGCGCATAGTCACTTGGCGCGACATCCCGATTCACCGCACTCTCCAGTAGGTCCATGGCAATGACAGTGTCGTCATCCCCCTTGGGAAACTCCCCGATCACCCTGATCCGGTAGACGTTGCTTTCCTCGCCATAGCGCATGGCCATCTCTTTGACGTACTCATCACTCACCCTTGGCGAGTCAGTGCAGGCCACTTGAAATGTGGTCCACTCATCGGCCAGGCGCGTGTGGGTGTCATAGAAAAACCCACTAGACCTCACCGGATTCCCCAAAAGCAGCGTCACCGCGTTGTGGCCAGACATCGAGCCAGCCGCGGCCTCAAACACTTGCTCCGGCACACCAGAAGCCTCATCGGCCACCAGCATCACATTCTCCGAGTGAATCCCCTGCAAAGCCTCTGGCTGCTCTGCTCTTGATGTCCTGGCTGAAATAAACATCTCAGTCGGTGCAGCATTGAATTCAATCCTTTCCTGCTTGACAGTCAACAACCCCTGCAAAGGCAAAGGCATCGCATTGATCCACCTCTTCAGCTCGGCAAACATTGCGTCATACAGCTGTGAGCTTGTCGGTGCAGTCACCACCACCTTGACGGGAGACCGCGTCATAAAGTACCAGAGCATGGCCCAGCTGCTTGCCGTACTCTTTCCCACCCCGTGGCCAGACCTGACACTAATCTTCCGATCACCACGGGCAATCGCCCCAAGAAACTTCACCTGCCACGGGTCAGGGTCAACCCCCAAAACCTCCCGCACAAACAGCACAGGGTCCGGCTGATACCTCTCTACCCACTGACTGAAAACATTTTCTTTCATGGGTGGATCGTCTCATAGATGGCCCAAGCCTTAGGACTCATCGCCCACTTATGCGCCTCTAGCTCATCAGTCCGCACCAGTATCAGCAAGTGATACGTCATCGCCAAGTCAAACCGATCCTCTTCAATCGCCTCCATCATGCGAATCTTTAAATCCAGAAGTAGTACCGACAAGTGCAGCGCTGTCAATAAATCAGTCATTTATCCATCCTCGCTTGCTTTAAGTTCTGACCCGTGATCCTGTCGGTCCAGCACGATGCACACAGCCACCTCGTCGCACTCATTTCCACCCCACCCTCCGGTGGCTTTTTCAAAGCGCATTTATTACAAAGCTGTAATTTGTGGCCATGCACATTCCCATTCAATCTCACATGGTTATTTACAAAATTACTTTTCACTGTATTTTCTGCACTTTATTATCAGGGTGAATTAACCACTTATCACCCAATATTCTTAATGCCTTAATATATTGCAATTGATTATGTCTGTTCGTGCTATTAGGCACATAATCGACACAGAATAACTTCCTGACTTTAGTTAATAACGTGATATTCATATTATCCCCACGATCTGGTTAATGTCCACCCAAGTGTGCCAGACAATTGTCCCATCCAAGCTCATTAGCTTGCAGAACACTTTCTTGTCTTGAGCCTCATCAGTGTCTAACACAATCCACTCCTGGTCTTTGATGATGATTGTTGCCTGCTTCGTTTTCATGGTTTAGCTCCGTTGTTTGTGGAGTTGACATTTTTGCACAATTTGACTTAGTTGTTACTTTTTTTAAAAATTTTTTTTGTAGGTGTTTAGTGCCGCCACAGTCGCCCCCGCCAAAGCGGCCACGGGGGGGTCACGGCCACCGACCGCCAGCTGGCCACTACCGACTTGTCCCCAGATTTTGGCCAACTTTATCCACAGATTCCTGTGCATAAGTAGGCTTGTAATACTTTGATGCACTTAATTCTGTGGATAACGACTTATCCACTTAACATAATGGTCGTTGTATAAAGTGACTGAATGCTTCGGTATTCATTTACTCAGAATCGTCTAATGACACGACAGTGCGCTTGCGCAGGGCATCAAGGGCCATGCTTCCGAGGTCGATGTTGACCAGTGGCTGCTGCTTGTCACCATATTCATCTGGAGCCTGCTTAGAGGCCAGCCAGCGCCTTGTATCCACTCTCAGCTTGGCCACCTGCGCCTCTTGAGGCGTGGCAGCGTCTGCGATTTCTAGCGTTTCCTCTGCTAAACTTCGGCCACCACGCGCCCGCGCACGCGCAAGGGCAGAAGCCCGTGCTTCGCCCCCTCTATCGATCCAATCATAGAAAGCTGTGTGGCTTACCTTCAACGACCTTGCCAAGCTGAGAATGGTTTCTCCTTGTGAGAGTCTGTCTAGGATGG